CGACATTTTGTCCGTCTATTTCTACTTTTTCAACGAGAGATTGAATCAAAATTTTCGTCTCATTAAAATCTCCACGCTCCAGAACGTCAGAGAAGCTCCTCACGATCTTGACCGCCTCGTCCTCAGAGAGAGCCGTGTCATCAGATTGAATCAGAGAAATCTCATGCTCAAGTGCCTGTCTGCGTTCATTAAGGGGTGCAATCTTGGCAGTGAGTTCCTGCGCAGTAAATTCTCCAAGGCCATACAAATCCATAAATCTTGATTTCTGGGAGTTAATCTTTTCGATTTCCCTTTCGAGTATTAAAGTTTTGTTTTGCGATTCTAAAGATTCGCTATTTGTCCGCATTCCATGGATGCAGGTTGGATCGTCTGCAAGTTTTTGAATTTCACCAATGATGAGGTTTTCGAGCTCCTCAGCTTTCCAAATATGATTGTCGCAGGTGTCCGCCTTGGACATCTGGGCGTATCTCCTGCGACTATAACATGCATAATACCGATATTTGTTGCCGCCATAATTATAATATCCGTATCTTGCGCCGCACTTTGAGCAATAAATGAGACCGCCAAGCAAGGCAACTCTGCTCAGGTGCTTGCCTTTTTGCTTGTAATCATGCGAGTTATAAACATCAAGCGTTTTTTTATAAATTTTTTCATCAATAATCGGCTCATGAATGCCTTGCAGGAGCTCGCCCTTGTGATGTATCTTGCCAAGATATGTCTCATTGAGCATTGCATCCCTGACTCTCTTGACAGTCCACTTGCCATATCTGTGCGCATATCCTTTTGCATCAAAACGTCTTACAATCTCATGAAATCCATTGCCTTTTTGGTATAGCTCATGAATCTCTCTGATTTGCATTGCCTCGTATTCGTTAATGACAAGAGTGCCGTTTATGTATTCATAGCCAACAGGTGTCAATCCGCCTTTCCATTTACCCTCTTTCGAGCGTCCCATCTTGCCCATTTTCATGCGTTCCTTGATCTGTTCTCTTTCAAGCTGTGCAAATACTGACAGGATGCCGATCATGGCACGTCCAAAGGGCGTGGACGTGTCAAAGTTTTCTGTCATTGAGACAAAATCGACACCATTTGCAATGAAATTGTCCTCAATTAGGGATAAAGTGTCTTTTTGCGATCTCGAGAGGCGGTCGAGTTTATAAACGCATACGATATCACCCTTGCCGTCCTTGATGTCTCGGAGCATACTCTGGAGAGCAGGGCGGTCTGTTTTTGCTCCAGAGAATCCTGCATCAACATACGTGTCAACAATGCTCCATTTCATTGCTTTTGCATAATTCTTGAGTCGGTCAATCTGCTCATCAATTGAATATCCCTCTTTGGCCTGCTCCTGCGTACTAACTCGGACGTATAAAAATGCTCGTTTCAAAGCTTGTTCCACTCCTTGTCCATCTCCTTGCATTCTGGGCAAAACTCATAGTGCTCTTTTCTGGCATCACGAACAAACATTCCTGTCACCTGATTGCCAGAATGTCTCTCTATGCGTAGTCGATCACAATCAAGATTAGTGTGATAATAGCCAGAATCACAAACAACGCAATTTTTTCCGTCCGTAATTCTGAAATTCTCAGGATATTCCTCAACAGTTCCGTCCTGCATCAAAATGGGTAACATTTTAGGCTTTGGCGGTGTATAGACCGTCTTTTTGTTATCTTTTTTCGATTTTTTAAGTAACAAATCCAATAATTTCATAATGATCGCATCTCTCTCTTTCTAATCAAAAAATCAACATTTGCCTCTAAGGTATCAAGCAAGAATGTAGCCTCTTTTTGACTGAGCGGTATTCCCTCGATTGTAAAATCCACACAGTCATCAAGATTCATTTTCATGTATTCAATCATTGCAGTTAATTCTGTGAAAACTGAGCGAGATTTCATAATACTATCATTAGGCACTATTTTATCTTGTGCCAGATAGTCGGCGCTGATATCGAGCTCCTTGCAAATAATAATAATGTTGTCAACGGATGCTCGATGTATTCCTCTGCGCATGATCGTTGCAAAAGTTGATTGTGGCATCCCAATTTTCTTGGTAAAAGTGCCTAAAGTTCCATATTGTTTTATGATTAAAACTTTCAATTGCTCCTCAATAGTCATTTGCACCCTCCTTTCATTTTGAAATTATAAAATGGAAATTTCAAAAATACAATAATGCGATTTTGAAATTTCAAAATTTACTAAGAGGGCAAAAGCTTATATTTGTGCATTTTGCACGCATTTATGTTGGCTAAACAAATTGCAAATCCGAAATATACAGTTGATAATTTCGCAAATCAGATTATAATTTAATTTAGCGGATGCAATAATGCGAAAACCTAATCCGCTATTACGCAATATCGAAAGGAGATACACAAATGATTTACCCAAACTTAGGAGCTGAGATGACTAGGAAGGACATCACACAGCTTGATCTTGCATATCAGCTTGGTCGATCACCATCAAATGTATGTTTAAAGTTGAATGGCAAAGCAAAGCTTGAGCTTGACGAGGCTTTTGCAATCCGTAATTTTCTAAAAAGTCCGCTGACCATAGACGTTCTTTTTGCTAAGGAAAGCATTTACTGATGGGAGGCCTTATGGTTAGACACCATTTGAAGGATGGGAGCATAGTTACCGACATCACTGGGCATGTAGTTAAAAAAGAGGACGTGCCTGCCGTTTATAGCTTGATTGACCAAATAAACGAGGAAAAGAGGGCAACGAAAAGGGATGAGGGGATTCATAGATGATTTTCTTGATTTCTTGACGGTTATATCCGTTATCATGCTATTTCTTTCAATATCAGCTATTGACAGCAATTCAAAGATTCCATTTGTTATTTTATTTGTGTCACTTGCATGGATATGCATCTATTTTGTTTTTGTCAGAGAAAGCAGGTGAACATGAAAAAATCAGACATTGAGTCAAGGCTTCATGAGTGGATTATGGAGCAAAAGCTCGCCGAGTATGCCCAGAATACCCTCAAGGCCTATGAAACAAGCGCCAAAAGGTTCATTGATTGGTTGCCAGACGGTGAGGATGTGACCAAAGACCTGATGATCAAATACAAGGCCGATCTCATGGCACATTATGGCTCACCCAAGTCAATCAACTGCCACATTATCGAGCTCAATAAGTTCCTCAAGTGGCTCGATCTGGGAGACCTGAGACTCAAAAAGCTTAAAATACAAATGAAACAGTCAAACGAGGATGTTTTGAGTATTGCAGATTTTAAGCGGCTTTTGAGGTTTGCCAAGCGCAACAATGATCATCAGCTTTACATGATCATGAAGATATTGGCAATGACAGGGATTAGAATCTCAGAATTAAAGTATTTCACCATTGAAAACCTGCAAAGCAATTACATCAAAGTTTACAACAAGAAAAAATTCCGCACGGTGATCATCAGGCAAGACCTCATGCGTGAGATAAAACACTATGCAAGGGACTACCACATCAAGAGCGGCTATCTGTTCCCAAGTCCGATCAATAAGGACAGGATGATCAACGAGAGCACTATCTGGCGGCACATGAAAAAGACCGCAGGACAAGCCAGAGTGAAAAAAGACAAGGTGCATGCCCACTCATTTCGGCACTTATTTGCTCAGATATTCCTTGAGACATACACTGATTCGGTCACAGAGCTTGCTGACCTATTAGGCCATGAGAGTCTTGAGACCACAAGGCTTTATACAAGGACATCGGACGCTCAAAAGCGAGCGAAACTTGAAAAAATGGATTTTGTGAGAGGAGGTTTTGTTGATGATTGATAAAAAGGCTTTGCTCTTTGCATGGCTCGGCGAATTCTTTTGCGGCATATCATTTACATTGCTATTTATCAGAATTTTGATTGCATTTTATCGGTGAAAAATGCCGTCGATTTTTTAAAAAAGTATTTAATCAAACATAAGTTAACGAAAACACGTAAACAACAGCACAAGAACACAGAAGCGTCCGAGCAATATAATCATAGGGTTATTTGGACGCATGGAAGGAGGCAAAAATGGGCGAAGAATTTTACGCTGATGACAACAAATGCTTGCAATTTATCATCAATGACGATGGGGAGCTTGAAGAATATGACAGCACATATGACATCACAATTCATTGTACAAGCCAGAAGGAACACGATGAGACCGTAAAAGTCTTGACTCAAAGGATTCGACCAACAGGCTCATGGATTCATAAGAATGACGATTTTTTCGACTGGCTCGAGTGTTCTGAGTGCGGATTTGGCAGTGATGGCGAGGTCAAGTTTGGAGAGGGTACAAACTATTGCCCAAATTGCGGCGCAAAGATGGACGAGGAGGGCGGCAATGTTTAAAGACCTTATTGATTTAAAAGAACAATTTAACGCAGGTGAGGTCTGTGTCAAATTTTCTGGAACAGTAAAAGGCAAAAAAAGTCTCATATCAATCACAATCAGTGATATTGATGATAACGAAGCGGAGTGTGAGGAGGGCGAATGAAATATAGGAAAAGACCTATTGTGATTGAGGCCTATCAAACAGATAAAGAAATTATTATTCATACATTAGAGGGCGATATGAAAGCATCTGTTGGTGATTATATTATCACAGGAGTAAATGGTGAACAGTATCCTTGCAAGCCAGATATTTTTGAGAAAACCTATGAATTAGCAGATAATCAAGTTTTCAAAACAATTAGCAGACCTCGTGAGTGCGTAAACGTTGGATGTGTGGCCTCGTGCTGTACTGCATTTTATAAGGACAATAAAGCGCTCTTTAAAGATAATCCAAAGAATTGTCCTGATTTTAAAGAGGAAGGCAGAAAGTGAGGTGGAGGGATGAGTCCAGATGGAATGTATTACAAGGTAACACAAGAATATCTTCAACTCAATAAAGAAAAGAGAGATTTGATGCGTAAACGGGATTGCATCAACGCAAAGTTAGAAATAATAGAAGCTATTTTGATTGACTTGAATGATATCCTTTGTAAACACGGAAACCATATATACGAGCATTTCGAGGAAAGTGAGCCACAGGCAAGTGAGGATAAGGAATGAGTTTTTGATAAAGAATGGGAAGTTGAAGCGCTTGGCCTGTCAGGAGCAGTCACCAAGGATGATAAAGGCAGGTGGGCGGAGGTTCATTTTGATGGCAAGGGTAATAGATATCTTTCCTATGGAGGGGAGCATGAGAAAAAACAACAAGCTTGACATGACCATCATAGAACAGCTCGAGCAGATCAAGGCGGAGATTTGCGATTCATATTGCAAATATACCAATTTCATCGAGCTTGAACCTGACGAGCTCGAAAAAGAGTGCGAGCATTGTCCGTTTATTAATCTTTGAACAGGAGGAAAACACATGAACGTCAAATGTGATTGTACAGATTGCAAGCATTGGGATGAGGACGGCGGAGATTTTTACAACGAGGGCGGATGCACATTATCTATCATAAGCATATCGCAACAGTTAACGAGCTCAGGATTTCATCCAATGTGCGAGGATTACAAGGAGAGAGAATATGAATAAAGAGTTTAAGAATGACTTATTTGAGGATGCTATGGTTATTACACTCGAGGATATAATCGACGAAATCAATCATCATGGCGGAGAGCTCCACGTTGTTAATGACTTTAAAGATATTCGTTTAAATTCTGGGATATCCAAAGTAATTTCTGCAATTATTGAGGATTTTCTCCAAGAAGATGATGAATGATCAAAAATAACGTTACAAAACAACTAAGGAGACAAGCATGGCAGACGTTAAATGGATAAAGGTTGTAACAGACATGTTTGATAACAGGAAGATCAAACAGATTGAGAAACTGCCAGCAGGGGATTCCATCATTGTAATTTGGTTCAAGCTCCTCTGCTTGGCAGGTAGTTCAAACGAACAAGGATTTTTATTATTCACAAATAGAATACCATACAATTTGGAGATGTTGGCAACTGAATTTAATCGTCCGTTGAACACAATTAAATTGGCAATAACAACATTTTCTGAGTTTGGCATGATAGAGATAATCAATGATGCAATCTGCGTTTGCAATTGGGAGAAGTATCAAAACACTGATGGAATGGACAAAATCAGAGAGCAAAACCGCTTGAGACAGCAAAGACACAGGGAAAGACAAAAGTTATTACTCGAGCAAAAGCAAAATGATGTAACGTTACCTGTCACGTTACCTGTAACGTTACGTAACGCGTTAGAAAAAGATAAAGATAAAGATAAAGAAATAATTAATAAGGGGAGCAAAAAAGACAAGATCAACTATCAGGAGATAGTTGACCTATACAATGACACATGCGTGTCATTGTGCCACGTCAATAAACTAACCGACTCAAGAAAAAGGGCAATAAGGTCACGACTAAAAAATTACAGTCTGGAAGAGATCACAAAGGCATTTCAAAAAGCAGAGGCTAGTGACTTTTTAAAGGGTGACAACAATAAAAATTGGATTGCGGATTTTGATTTTGTTATGCGTGACGCAAGCTTGGCAAAAATCCTTGAGGGTAGTTATGACAACCGCAAGGCTCAAAGCTCTGGCAATACCCAAAACAGTTTTCAACAGAACAGCTATGATTTTGATGCTCTTGAAAAAGAGCTCATGCGAAATTGAATATATCACCATTGCCCAGTAAGCCGAACATGCACAAAAAATCTAAGGAGGGCGAAAGATGAAACTCAGTAAGATTCTAGTAGTCATGGCAACGGTGGTCAGTCTTGAATGTTCCCTGACAGCGCAAGCTGATGGTGGACGAGCAAAAAATTTGTTTAATTATTACGAAATCGACGAGGAAAGTTTGTTACTACTTGCCAAATGTATCGACGCAGAAGCAGGCAACCAAGACCTTTATGGCAAGCAGTTAGTTGCGGACGTGATCCTCAACAGGGTTGACTCTGAGAGGTTTCCTGATGATGTCGAGAGCGTCATCACTCAAAAATATCACTTTGCAACTTATTGGGATGGCTCAATCGACAAGATCGCAGAGCCATCTGAGGAGTCATATGAGGCGGCGTGCCTCGAATTACAAGAGCGCACTGATGACGAGATTCTATTTTTTAGTGCTGGAGATTACTCGATATATTGCAAGCCTGCCTATAAGTACGGCGATCATTATTTTGGTTACTAGGAGGGCGGCGCATGGGTAAAGTGATTGTGATCATATCGGGGTTAATTTGCGTAATAGGTTATTTTGGGGCGGCGGTAGCGATAAGGGCCGCTCAGATATTCATGGAGAGGGGAGATTAAAAAATGATATATGCAAAAAATTTGAGCAGTGATCCTAATTTAAACAGAGTTGAGTCAAGTGTTTCGGGATCAATTAGAGATATTTTGGTTGAGGCCATGTCTGTTAATGCCGAAATTGTTAAATTATCAAGACAAAAAGGCATTAAAGACGAGGACATCGAAAAACAGCTCACAATCAATATTGTGCAAGGGTTTAAGTTAGCAGATTACGAGAAGGAGGCCAAAAATGAATAGTGCAATCATTATCACAGCCATTATCTGCTTGACGTTGGTTGCTCTGGCAGTGATCAACAAGAAAAAATAAACAGGGCGGAGGGGTAACATGAAATTTCTTGAGTACGAAAAAGCATACGCTAAGTATTTAAAGGCACAACAGTGGTTTGAATCGGCATTGCAGGAACAAGAAAAACTCATCACCCAGACCACTCTGAGAGCAATCAGGTATGACAAGCCTGTTGTTCAAGCATCTCCAGACGGCAACGTCATGGACGAATACGTAATAAAAAAAGAGGAGAAGCGAATTGACAAGAAGATAGCACGCACTCGCAAGCTCTTGGAAGATCGTCTCAACTTTTTGCGAATTAAAGAGGCAGACCTGCGAAAATCGAACGATCACATCGACAAAATTTATGTGCTTTGGCGCTTAGAGGGTCAAGCACCTCGAGAGATAGCCAAATCACTCAACTACAGTGTGGCTCAAGTATACAGGGCTATTTCTACCATCAAAAAAGATGCGACAAAATGAGAAAAAATTAATGATAAAATGTAAAATGTAAGTAGTGGGTCAATGGTGGTCATAGCCTATATGAAAGAAGCGAGCAGGTCTCAATGAGTCTGCTCGCTTTTTTCGTGGCAGGAAGGAGCTTGCATGACAAAGAAATGGTGGAAAGCCGCAGGAATAAGAGCAATCAGGACAGTCGCACAGACAGCCGTTGCTACAATTGGCACTGAGGTGCTCATCTCTGAAGTCAATTGGCTCGCTGTTCTTTCAGCATCAGCTCTGGCAGGAGTTCTCTCGCTCCTGACATCAATTGCAGGACTGCCAGAAGTAGATGACAAGGAGACAGACGCATGACACTTGGACAGGCCATTGTCTCAATAATCCTTGCTTTAATTGCAGGTGTCTCAGGCACAATCACATTTTTCGTAAAACGCAAGGACGAAAAAGAGGAAAAAAACATCAACAAGATCGTTGATGATGCGGTCATTGCTACCAAGGCCGAGATTTACAAGGAACTTGCCAAGGTCTCTCAGGAGCGAAGCGATGAAGGTGCAGAGCGATTCCGTATACACGCAGAGTCGTTCAAGGAGGTCAATAGGCAGATAAAAGAGAACACCGAGCAGATTGGTGAGCTCACTGAAATATCTAAAAACGTCCTTGAGACAATTGGAGACCTCAACACAACCGTCCTAGCGTCCGCTGAGAGCCAACGAAACGCGATTTACGATAGAATACTCATTGTTGGCAAAAAAGTCCTGTCAGAGGGCAAAATAACACTGTCAGACAAGACCAATGTAAAACAGCTCTATGATAGTTATCGCAAACTCAAAGGAAATGACCCATATATCGACACATTATATGATGAGTGCTCAAAACTCCCACTTGTAGCCGATTAGGAGGGAAAAGCCTATGCTCAACGGAATTGATGTGAGTCACTGGCAGGACGGAATCAATCTATCAAGGATTGATTGTGATTTCGTTATCTGCAAGGCAACAGAGGGCATCAATTTTATCGACGCTTGTTTTTACAAGCATATGAGAGACGCAGAAAGCTCTGGCAAGTGCATCGGATTTTATCATTTTGCACGCCCAGAATATAACAGCGCAGAGTCGGAGGCGGATTTTTTTTATAGGCACACGAAAAACTATTTCGGCAGAGCGATTCCTGTCCTCGACTGGGAGTCTATAGGCAAGAAAAATGTGGCATGGGCAAAATATTGGCTTGATAGAGTGTATGCGCTCACAGGTGTCAAGCCTATGATCTACATGTCAGAGGCCGTGGTCAACGCATACGATTGGAGCTCAGTTGCTAATGCAAATTATGGGCTTTGGTGCGCAAAATACCGAGATTATGGTGTTGATATTAATTTCGACATGGCAAGCGCAGGAAAAAAGCCCAATGTCAAATGGTGGAAGTTCGTTGCCATGTGGCAGTGGACATCTGTAGGCCGCTTGGACGGTTACGGCGGCAACCTTGATTGCAATGTGTTCTATGGCTCTAAAGAAGCTTGGGCCAAGTATGCAGGAGCAACCAAGACCTATATTGTGCAGGGCGGAGATACAATATCATCAATTGCCGCCAAATGTGGCATATCAGTTGATGCTCTTGCCGCAAAGAATGGATTTATTAACGAGGGGCAGGTGCTCAGGATATGACGTTGGAGGGATACAAAGACCCAACAGCCGACACAGCGATCGCAAATGTGATGCGAGAGCAGAAGCAAATGAGGGCCAATCAAATGATGGATTTAATCGACACAGTGCCGTTTATGGCATCTGATAACTATAACGACAGATTCAAAGCGGAGTATATGCAGTTATGCATCCGCATAAATCGCCTCAAGGCTATTGTCTCCCAATATGACCATCTGCCATATCAGCCCAAGAGCTCCAAGCAGTTGCTCAGGGTACAGCTTGAGGCAATGAGGTCATACAAGGCAGTGATGGAGCATAGGGCACTAGCTGAGGGCGTTGACATCAAAGGACTCGATGACGAGTGTAGATAAAAAGGAGATAGGTTATGACATCATACGAATTTGAAAAAGTTGCAAAAAACGCAGTCATAAAAATAATGGGCGCTAATTATGGCATAGAGCTTGAAATTCAAGAGCTTGAATTTGTTTGGTTTGCCCATGAGCTCGGATATAAAAAGTGCACCCTTTACGCCGAAAAATTAGGGCATTATTACCCAGAAGTAACCTATAACAGGGACAAGAATGAGCTTTATGTGGATGTATATCTCAAGCAAAGTAATACGCACATTCCTGCGACCGACTTTGATTATGACGTTCATTGATTGTTAGTTATGTATAAAGCATGTTCTAAGTGTGGCAAAATACACGATTACAATCAACCATGTCCAATAAAGCGGATCACTTACAATGGGGGGCAGGAGCGCAAACTCAGGTCAACCAACAGATGGACAGAGAAGTCAAAAGAGATAAGGGCGGCGGCGCACTATATGTGCGAAGTTTGCAGAGATCAAAACAAGATTGAATACAACAACATCGAAGTTCATCACATAACGAAAGTAAGAGATGATGAGACTTTGCTTTTAGATAATTATAATTTGATTTGTTTGTGTCAAGAACATCACGAACAAGCAGACAAAGGATTGATTGACAAGGAATATTTGCAGAGACTAGCAAGGCAACGTGAGGAGTCAGGCTAATCTTGGAAAAAATTTGCGGAGAAATTGCCCCAAATCCCGTGGGTAGGGTAGGGAGGAAATCCCCCCACCCTTTTTCGAAAAATTTTCGGGCTCGACGCAAGACAATTTTTCGTAAAAGGGTGGGGGGATTTCCTCCCTACCCTTTTT